TAATTGCAAAAGCCAAGGAAGCATATGAATGGGCAATTGAAAATGGTATTGCCAAAGAACAGGCTCGTGCTGTACTACCGGAAGGATTAACAAAGACTCGTTTATATATGAACGGTACTTTGCGTAGTTGGATCCATTATATTCAATTGCGTGGTGCTAACGGTACACAAAAAGAACATATGGAAATTGCTCATGAGTGTGCCAAAGTAATTGCAGGAATCTTTCCTATGGCAAAGACAATGGTATGAAACAAAGATTTGTAGATACCTACATGGACGTTGCAAAACGTTTTTCACAACTATCCTATGCTGTAAGATTACAAGTTGGTGCTGTTATTGTGAAAGATGATCGTATCATCGCATACGGATATAACGGTACTCCATCAGGATGGGACAATACTTGTGAAGACTTAATTAGAATAGATGACGTAGGATCTCCTGTTTTAAAAACCAAACCAGAAGTACTTCACGCGGAATCAAATGCCATAGCCAAATTGGCAAAAAGTCCGGAAAGCGGAGATGGTGCTACTATCTTTATCACACATTCTCCCTGTATTGAATGTTCAAAACTAATCTACCAAAGTGGAATAAAACGTGTTTATTTTGGAGAGCAGTACCGCAATACGGACGGAATAGACTTTTTAAAAGCGTCTAAAATAGACGTTGTTAAAGTCGATAAGCAAAGTATCGCACAAGAAGTTTAAACACGCTGTAGGACCCTTAAAATGCGTTTAAACAGCCTTATACAACTACTTCTACTAGTTTAATTCCTGCTTCTGGATTGTCTTCAATTGCTTTACCAATTACGCAAATTGAATTTGGTAATGCACTATCTTTGGTAAGTGCTGTTCCTACACCTGCTGTAAGACTTGTTACAATTAAATCACCTTTGGAAACTGGGCCTTCTACCTTGCAAGGAACCCTTCCTCTAAGTGCTACCGCTACACCATCAATTGTGCTGTTCATCAAATATGCAGGATCTGTCGATACTACTCCTGCTATTCTGTGATCACAAAACATTGTGGTTGTTGTAACTTCTGCGTCTCCTCCAAATATTAATACCGTACCTGGATCATAATGTTTGTCGCTGGCATACATTTCTGCCAAGTCAGCAAACTGAGCCGCTGTTGCTGTACCTTGAAACTTACGTGCAATCAAGTCTCCGTTTGTATCACGTTTTGCAATGGTGTTTGCTGTTTGTGTAATATCTGCCGCGGAACCATCTAATTGTTGTGAATCTGTTGCTGTACCGTTGAATAGATTAGCAGTAATATCACCGTTGCTATCTCTACCTGCAATACTATTTGCAGTAGCAGTTGTAACCGCGGCAACACCAGCACCACCGTCTAACTCAACCAATTCAGCAGTAGTTGATGTACCAACCAATGAACCTGTAATGGATCCTGTGATTGTTAAGTTGTTAAGTGTGCTTGTTCCTGACGTTGCTGTAATATTACCAGTAACATTACCTGTTACATTTCCAACAACATTACCTGTATGTAAACCAATTGTGTTACCGTCTAATGCACCGTTATCATCTAAAGCAATATCATAAGCAAATATATTACGCCATTTGGATGATAGAGTACCTATTGAACCTGTATTGTCTGATGCCGGAATAAATGTTGCATTTTCGAACCTTGCAATTTCTTGTGCACCTGCACCCGAGTTAACACCTATTTTGATAACATTACCTATTTCGTTTGTAATGTTAACTTCGTCGCCGTTGGTAATATATAAATGCAAATCACTACCAGCACCAATAAGTATACCATTATCATTATTAAAGTTAACTAGATCACTAAAAATTTGATTTCCACTATCTAAAATATATTGAGAAGCATCAATGCCTCCTAATTGATCAGAGTTTCTTGCAGTTCCCCAATATTTGATTGCAGGATATACTGCTTCGCTGGCTAAATTAAATCCTTTGTTAACAAGACTAAATCCTGGAATAGGATTTCTAGTATCGTCAATTGTAAATTCAACTTTTGAAATTAATGCAACAACATCGTCTTGAATTGTTACTTTTAAAACTGTTCTGTCATTGGCAAGTGTATCTTTGATTGTAATCGCCGATAATTGTGAAACACCTTCTCCGCCTGTTGCAACAGGACCAACTAGAATAAAATCTTGACCATTGTAAACATATAACTGCTCACCGTCTTCTTCCCACCACATATCACCTTTGGCTAATCCAGTAGGAGCAGTAGAACCTATTTCGGCTCCGCCTGCAATTCTAAACTTATTACCATCATAAAATTTTAGAACTTTGTTTGCTGAATCAAACCAAACCTGTCCTGCTACTGCATTAGGTGGTTCAGATGCACCGGCAAAATTTTCTAAAAGATAAACTAAGTTCTCGTTTAGAATTTCTCCAAATCCTGCATAGTTCTTACCGATAAGTTTAAGGTCAGTTGTTTGATCAATAGTACCGTCGTTTACTATTGTAATTTGTTGACCGTTATATGTGTTTACAATGTATGGCATAACTGTATTTACCCTCTATGCTTTCCCTAGTTTTTTATCTTTAGCAAGTTTAATTTCTTCTTTGCTTAAGAAAATATATGAACTGTCTGTTTGTTTATACACTTCTTTACGTGCCGAATTTCTTTCTCTTTCGTTTGTAATGTAATCATACATCTTTTGGAATTCTTCTGTGTTAGAAATTGTTGAAGCATTTAACATTTCCATCATTATGTTTAATTGTTTATGCAATGGATATTCTGCTTCAATGTTATCTTTAACATTTAAATTTAAAAGTTCTTCATCAATAAGGGGAACATCTGCTTTGATTTCGTCAATAGCAACAACCTTACCGTCATGAAATGTTCCAATGTAAACCTGAGTATCTGGATCATACTCTACTACCTTGGTCATTACTTCATTGCCGTTAAGACCTCTTATTTTTTGTTCAGCAGGTAAATCTCCAATCAACTCACCGTTGCTTTTATTGAACATCAATACCATATTCTTTTTTGCCATGTCTTTATTCCCATATTAGACAAAGACTATACTTAGGGTCTTCATCTGTTTCCATTTTTGTTACTTCGTGCCAAGTATCAATCGGCATATCAAACATAGCACCTTTTTTCTCTTGTACTAAATGTTCTCTATCCTCTTGGTCCCAATATTTAAAATGTGGTTTACCTTCTGTCAAATAAACTAATTTAAACTTCCAATAACCACCAGCACTATCCTGATGTTTTACTAGCCAGTCACCTGGAGCATATTTGTTAACTACAACTTGACTGCACCATTTACGTTCAGTTGGTATAGTTTTCCAAATAGTTTCTACTAAATCATCATCCATATCTTTTTGAAACAATGAACTAAAATGACTTTCACCATATTTTGTTCCGTGTTTTTCTTCTCCGCCGATACCACGAAAAGTAAATTTTCCTTTTTCTTCGTGCTGTTTTACTTTAAACATAATATCATCAACATTCGTAATATAATTTTCAACTATCTTATACATTAGATATAAGTTTTAAATACCCATTGAGCGTTTGTTGTTACTGTTGTTAAACTGTAATCATAAACTTCAAAGGATACACCAACTCCTCCTATTGTTGCGGTAGTTTCATAATCTTCTACCAATGCTCGTTGATAATTGTTTGTGTTATCATATAAAATTGTTGTGTTAGCAACACTAGAATAATCTCTAACTATTCCATTTTCAACAGCAATTACTCTTGCATTTACTATCGCAGGATCGCCAAAGGCGTTTGCAACTGCTTGTGGAATTGGATTATCAAATTCAATCCAACCTACAAACGTTCTATTTGTAATTTGTGAAACAATGTTTCCTGCATCTGAACTATTGTTCTTTGCTTCATTTTTAACAATAGGTGTTCCACCTGCTTCACGTTGGAATAGATAACCTGTAAATCCGCTCTTAGCAGTTAAAACTTCTGTGGATGATGTGTTTGAACTTGTTGTTCTACCACCAATGTATCCAATACCGTATCTTGTTGGCCCTTGTCCATAAAATATAACATATCGTTTATTACCATTGTAGTCTCTTGCAATGTTGTTATAATAATGTGAACCTAAAATTCTTGCTCTAGTACCTTCTGGATATTCTAAAGGAGGAGCAATTCTTGTTAATTGTGTTTTAACATCATCAACTGTCATATCCTTGTTATCAATATGGAACTGAATGTCGCTAACAACATCGTCAACCTTAGCGTCAATGTAATTTTTAATTGCCAACGCTGTCATTACTGTTGTGTTATCAGCGTTTGCAAATGTGTCATCATATGAAATCTTAGTAAACGACTTACCAGTTGTATCATAGTAGATATTTGAAACTACTTTTTGTACCGGAATAGTATCACCGATTGATGCACCATTAATTTTTGTTCCTTCTCTTAATTCGCCACCTTTAAACAATGTTGTTGTAATTTCACTGCCTTCGATGTTTGCTGTGTCAATTACTACATCTCTTGATCCTAGTGTTATAGGTGAAGCAGGATTAATGCCTGATGTATTACCAATTTTAACTTTTTTAATTTGAGAATTAAGATGCTGAGATGTTCCGTTTAATAATGCTGTACTATTAACTACCAACGGACTTGAATTTATTGTAACTCCGCCTGTAAATGTTTTATCACCTGTGATAGTTTGTGCATTATTTCTATAAACACCATAATCAACATATTTTGCAGTACCTTCAAAACGTCCTGCCACTGTTCCTGCTGTGCTATCTAATTCAGGAGTAGAAGTAGTTGCATCATTGTCTACAATTACATTACCCGAAGTTGATTTTAATGTACCTGTTACCGCTCCTGTTACCGCTCCTGTTACATTACCTGTTAAATTTCCTGCAACATTACCAGTAAATGAACCTATTGCATCACCAACAACGTTTGCATATATGGCATCAGCATAAATGTTTCTCCATTTAACTGTTGGAGCACCTAAATTAACTTCATTGTCTGCATAAGGTTTAAAACTTTTTCCATCTATTAGAACAACCGTTTTATCACCCGTGTTACCTACATAGTCAACACCCAATCTTAGTGTTGTTCCTGACTCATTAACCAATATTGGTTGATTAGTATTTTGAACTTTTAATGAAACTTCTTGTGAATCACCAATTACGATACCTGCATCTGTTACAAATCTCCAGTCGCCTGTGATATCTTCGTTATCACTTATATAAGCATAACCGTTTGCAGGTCGATCACCTAATCTTTCTGAGTTACTTGCAGTTCCGTGAAATCTTGTTGTGGTTGTTAATCCTGTTGTTGTGGTTCCGTCTAGGGTCATACCACGTTTAATGTCTGTAAATCCTGCTAAAGGTGTGACCGCTTGATCTATTGTAAAGTTAGAATCTGCTAAAACCACGTATGCTGTGCCATCAATATAACCAATTGTTACCGGATGTTCAACAGCAGAAGTATCTGTTAGTTTTGTTGTTACCCAACGTGTTGTTCCAAAAGGTTTAATGCTTTCAGGTCCAATTAAAATGTGTTTATCACCATCTGCCGTCCAAGCATATAACTGATTGTTATCTGAGTCCCACCAAAGATCTCCTTCTTTTCTTGTCTGAGGTTCAATTGTGCTTACTTCTAATAACGAAAGTTGACGCCATTCGACACCGTCGAATACAGCAGGTCTTAATTTATTAACATTCTTATCAAACCAAACTTGACCAACCAATGCTTTGCTAGGTGGTATGTCTGCTCTTGCAAAATTTTCTAAAAGTTTTACAAAGTTTTCGTTTTGAATCTCACCATATCCAGCAACATTTCTACCTACTAATTGTAAATCAGTAGAAATATCAACAACACCATCTGCTAGTGTTACTAATCTTGTTCCGTCTGTTTTATCTATTTGATATGGCATATCCTATTCCTATAAATCCTGTATAAAGGTCCAATTGTTATTAACAATTCTAAATAATTTTGCAGTTCGTGTTACACCAATTGCACTACCTGACAATGTAATACCAAGTGGGAAACTAAAATCTTGTACCGCACTAGCACTATTTAACACTCCGCCTTTGTCAACAGCAACGTCACTAACAACTACTTGGTTAGTTACACCTGTTCCTGCTCTTACAACATCAATTGCTGTTGCACCACCACCCAATGATAGTGTTTCACACAATACTCTGGCTTCGGTGCCTGGTTGATATTGACCTACAGGTGCAATAGTTCCCAACCATAAAGGAATATCAGTTCCATCTGGGTCAAGCATACCTGTAATGTTCAAAGTTAATGCTAAAGATTTTGAATTTACTGTTGCATCAACATATGATTTATTTGCACCGTCATTGGCATCAGTTGGAGTTGCAACATCTTTTATTTGACTATTGCTAAATCTTACTGCACCAGTACCGTTAGGATCTAATGTAATATCTACGTTACTAACATTAGTACTAATAACACCATCATTAATATAAATGTCGTCTACTTGTAATTCTGTAAGTGTTCCAACATTTTCTAAATTAGAATTAACAACAGAAGTACCAAGTGTTGTTGCACTTAACACACTAATATCATTAACTCTATATTCTTTTCCTGAATCTACACTGAAGTTTTCTGTTGTCTGCCAACTATCCTGTGCATTGCTCCAAGAAATAATATGATCTGTATCACCTTTTAATGTAATACCGCCACCATCTGCAAGTACATCAGTTGGTGTATCGCCGTATGCTAACTCAATATTTTTATCTCTGGATCTAACATTTTGAGTATCCACATAGGTTGTATCACCATTTACTGTTAAGTTTCCGTTTACAACCATATTACCACCAGTAACAACCGTACTATTAAGTTGTCCTGTGAATACATCCATTCTTAATAATGAAGTATCAATTGATATTGCATCTAAAATACCTGTAACATCGTTGTTTACTTGTAATTTAAAATCTCTATTTTGTAGGTTGTTTTTAACAATCGTGTTTGAACCGCTAATTGTAATTGATAAATCCGAGTCTTCACCTATCGTTAGTCCGCCGTCGTCTTGAATACTCAACGGAGCATTGGCACTTGAGGCAATATCTGCTCTTAAGAAGTTACCTGGATCGATACCAGCAATAGTATCTGCTGAAGTTGCCGCACCGTGTAGTTTTAATCCTGAAACATTTGTGCTAAAATTTAATCCTACTTGGATTGATGAAAAACCTGTAATAGGTGTTCTCGGTGTAAATGCAAATCTACTTAAAATTCCAACCAATAACCCGTTAACGAAAAGTTTAGAAACAACACGACCGTTGTTACCATTATCTACAATAGTTTCTACTTTCCAACCATTTACATCTTGTGCATTAGAATATATTGGTCCTGCTAACGTTAAATCAATACCATCATAGAAATATAATTGGTTGTTTAATGAATCAACCCAAAGATCTCCTTTAACAAGACCAGAAGGTTGTGTATCTTGAACTAACGGACCACCAGTTGGTTTAAATTGTGTTCCTGTATAAACTTTTAAACGTCCTTCTAGTGTATCATACCATATTTGTCCGGCGATAGGATTGTTCGGTGATACATTATTTGCAAAACTTTCTAAAATTTTAATAAAGTTTTCATTTAGAATTTCACCGTAACCACTAAACTTTCTTCCTACTAATGAAATATCAGTAGAAGTTGTATCAACTGTACCGTCGCCGACGATTGTTAATACTGATCCGTCTGTTTTATTAACTGTATAACTCATTACGGTAACGCCCTTATAATATAATTCACTGTTAAGAACGGATTCATCACGTTTACTTGTGTATAAACTCCCGATCCTGATCCACTTGGTCCTTGACTTCCAGTTCCAACTGAATTAGATGTCAAGTTAACAATCTCATTACCACCCGATCCAGCAAGTGACTGTGCATTAGTATCTGTTACTCTACCTGCAACACCTCCACCAGCATCAACTGGTAAGTTATTTGTATCCTGTACTGTTCTATTATTATCCATGTTATCCTTACCTAGTGCAAATCTACCACGTAGGTCTGGAAGTTTAAATGTAGCAGGGTTAATACCTGTACCATATGTGTTACCAATTACTTGATATAACTCGTTAAAAACAGCAACAGGAACTTCTGACCCGTCACATAACAAATATCCTGTTGGTGCAGTTTGCCCTGCATATGGCATAATACCACCAAGTGGAACAGTTGCCGCTCCAGTAAAGAAGTTTGCATATGAAATTTTCTTTAATCCTGATCCATCTCTAGCAACTAACACCATATCATCAACTGCTGTATCAGTAACTTCTGATTGATCAGTAATTGCGTCCTGTGTTAATGTAACATCAAATGTTTTTGTTGTACCACCAGTTTGACCATCGAAAGAAAATCCTGTTGAATCTGAAACGTGACCGCCAATTTTAAATACCGTACTAGCAACTAGTCTGTCTGCTGTACCATTAACGTTACCGTTAACATCACCAACCATAGTTCCTACTAATCTTCCTGTAAATGTTTCAGAATAGATATTAGAAAATCTTCTTATTCCGTTACCATCACCTGGATCACCACCAATGGTTAAGTTGTTTGTTGTTCTTGGTAATATCGCTATTCCGCCGCCGCCACCTATTTCACCTAAAACTAAATGGCCTTCAAAGGTTGCATTGCCGCCTACTTGTAAACCTTTACCAACTCCAACACCTCCTGTAACTTTTAATGCACCAGATGAACCTGATAGTTGTGTTGTATCAACATCAGTTGACGAACTTACTATCAATGCATCTGAAAAGTGTCCTGACCCCGTAACATCTAGGTCAACCGTTGGAGATAAATTGTTAATACCTACACGTTTATTTCTACCTTCAACACGTAGTACTGTTTTAACTACTTTGTCAAAATCAGGATAAACTTTGAAATCAATATTTCCGTCAATATCACTATTCTTTAATACAATAGAATTACTCGATCCTGCGTATTCAAATGTACCCGATTGATTAGAACCAATTGTTAATCCACCATCATTTCGAATATAAAGTTGTCCACTTGTTGTATCTGTAATATCACTTCTTAAAAAATTGTTAGCATTTACAACTTCAATAGCAGGCTGTGTTACATTAAGAGCATCTGCCTTGGTTGCTGTTGCATGAAGTTTATTAAGAACAATACCATTTCCATTAAAATCTGTGTTTGAAATATTAACACCAGGATATAATTCCGAAAATCCTTCAATAATCTGTCTTGGAATAAATTGATCTTTTGAAATAATTGTTACAACTTTGTCTGCAACATAGTTTTTAATTACTGTATGTGTTACACCTTTAGTGTCAACTACTTCTTCTGCTTGAGCACCTGATTGTAAGCCACCTGCAAAGTTTGGTCCTACCAATTGGAATTGAGCACCTGTGTAAAGATATAATTGATTGTTTGTAGTATCTACCCAAACATCACCTTTGAGTGGGTTGGATGGTTCTACCGCTTCAACATGAACTCCGCCTGCTGGTCTCCAATTACTTGCTCCTGCTGTGGAATCATTTAATTTTAATCTGTTAGTACCACTATCAAACCATAATTGACCTTCAATAGGATTGTTTGGTGGTGTATCATTTGCAAAATTTTCTAAAACACGTACAAAATTTTCTGCAATGGCTTGACCATAACTTGGTTCATTACGACCAATCAGTGTTAATGATGTATCAGAAGTATTTCTACTGTTATCATCGACAACAATTGGTGTCTTTTGTACGGAGTTTGAAAAATTAACGGTATAAGCCATTCTTAAATCTCACTTATGTTTGTCAAACTTTGAATTCTAATTGTGTAATCGATCTGTATTAATCTGTTTAATGATTTTTGTACAGGATGGAAGATAACGTGTGTCAACAATCTTCCTTGATTAGCACCGCTTGGCGAATATGCTTTTAATCCTAATTCATCAAATACATAATTCCCATCCATATCTGTTGAGTTGTCAAACGCTTGTTGTCCTGTAGGCTCACCGTAATCAAGCAAACAACTTATTAGAATATCTGTGTATGTTGTTCCCAGGGTATGTCTAGTTTCAATAAAGTTACGTGCTGGGTCTGTATTGTTTGTGTTATTATCATCAACTGTTTTATAATATGTCTGATTATATAAGGAAGCGTTAACACCTGCATTGTTTGGTGTTAGATATGTAATAATTCCTGTCGGATCAACAGTAGTTCCACCATTACCAAAAGCCATTTCTACAATATTACCCTTGCCTTCGTTACCTAGTGATTCTGCCAATGAGATACTCATGTTTTCATAATGTATAGCATTACGCTTATCTATAAAAACTTCTTTGGTTTCTGGATCAAATATCTTAATGTGACCCTCCATCATTACTCCTGAGTTTTCATTGGGTTTTTTAGTCTCTGTTTGCACCTTATTATCCTTACTGTTTTCGTTATTAGACATATCGTTATTCCTTAATATTTATTACAGGTAAACCAGAGGTTCTCTCTAGTAAGAATTTAGCCTCTTTTGTTTCTGCTCTTTGCAGTGTGGCACCGTTTGACGCGGTTCCTAAGCCTTGTTCGTACCAAATTCTTCCTTGTTTTTGAACTACTTTTAGTTCTAAACCATCTTGAGGTTCATCACGTAATACTAATTTATAATACCCTTTACCAGTGCTATCTCCTACTGGTTCTATGGTAAATTCTGGAGTTTGTACAACATCGCTTGAAACTCCTAAACTGTTAGTTTCTTCACTGTCATAGGCGATTTCAATGTTGTGTTTTTTAATTAAGTTAGTACTTGGCGTTGGTTTTTGTAGTTTTCTGCCGCCTAAATACACTTCAACCTGATCATGTGCTTCTACTCCAGAAGCAACGTTAATAGTTTCTAACACATGAACAGATCTACCATTAGGTAAACCAGGACGTATAATGCTTTCATAAACATTTGTTGTATCTGTATATGGCATAGTTTGATTAACAGAAGCATCTTCAACAGATGTTCCTACAGGATAATCGTCTTTAACTCCTGTTCCTAATGTACCTCTAGTAATTTGTTTTAAAGTATTTCCTGATTTTTCATAATATTCAATACGTTCCCTATCGATGAATATAACTCCAGGTATTTTTCTTTGTTTGCTAGGTTCTGGTAAGAAACTTGCATCAACAAGATTAATTTCTTTATCATTTTTGTTTAATGCCTGCGAAAGCGTTGTTCTGTCTTGAGCACTAATACGTTTAAAGTGAACCCTGTTTATCATATCTTTGAATATATGATAACCAACAGCATCATATGATATTTCTTCACTGAATGTCATTGCAACAACTCTGCTTGTTTGTAATTGCTCAAATTTATCATCAATATAGAATGTTTGTCTATCATCTAAAACTTTATAATCAATATCAGCAACCAACGGTTTTCCGTCTAGTTCAACCCAAACATAATTTGTATCTACTGCTTTTCTTGATAGTGTATAAGTTCCGCCAACATTACCTTCAAACACTTCTTTTCTTATTAAGTTAGTGTCATGATTTGTAAATGTTGTTACACTTATTATATCTCCATTATTAATTACAGACGGTGATGGTACATCTAAATTCAAATAACTTGCACGACTGCTATCTGCTAAATTCTGTAAAGAAATTTCATACTGATGATTTCTTAAAATTGTAATTGCAATAACATCGCCTGCTTGTAGATTACCTTGATAGAAAGTTAACAAGTTAGTTGTTGTATCAAATTGATAATCTGCAATCGCTGTTAGTCTTGTACCATTTTGATAAACTTCTAATTCACCAAGTGCCAAACTAAATGTCGGATAAGCAGGGTTTTGACTTACTGGATAATCTAATGTAATACCATTAGAAACATAGTAAACCGTATCCGGTGCTCTTAATCTTCTTGTTACATTTGTATTTTGATCTGTAACTTCAACAATAACCATCGAATGCAACGGTGCAATATTTGCCGGTTGTTCACTTAGTGTATATTCTGTGCTACCGTTATATGTAAATTGTTCTTTCTTAATTTCACTGTATGTTTTTTCTACAGATGTCATTACAACAATTTGTATTGCATCACCAGATGCGGCAGTGTATGAAATGTCAACAATAACAGAACCGTTGTTTGCTTTTCTTAATACATAATTTTTGCTTACACCGTTAACTGTAACGAAAGCACTTTTTACATCATCATATTTTGCTGTTAATAAGAATTCAGTAGTTGATCCGTCACCTGTAAATGTTGCTCTTTCTAATATTTTGCTACCGGAAATATTTAATGTTTGTACAGTTACCATATTATCAACTGCTGGTGTACTGCTTAAAGAAACTTTTTTATCTTTCCAATTAATAGTGTATTCACTGTCTTTCAAATAAGTTCCGTCAACTGTTACAAAAATACTTGCTTCTGTTCCAGGTAATTGTTCAAATGCAAACTCGTTTGTTGTGCCAGATGCAAAATATCTATTTGTTTTGATAATCGGAGAACCATCAGCAGGTGCATTATAAATTTTCATTGATATCGTATCAAATACTTGACCTGGTACTACTTCTTCTGGTGCATGGCTTGTGTCTGGCGTAACAAACCCGTCGCCATCGATTTCAATATCTTCTGGATTCTGTCCTATTGCTGTATTGAATGCTCCATTGGTTACTGCAAAAGTACCACCACTTAATAATGTATCTAAGTTGTTAACATCAGTTGGTGCTAATGATCCGTCTGATGTATCTGGTCGGAATACAACTAATACTCCGTCTGCTGGTGTAACGTTTAGCGTATATGTTGCTAGAGTCCCGTCACCAACGATAGTAGGAGTGTTTGTTGGGTCTTGTCTTACTCCGTCAAAATAAACATTGATGTTTTGATTTAACTCAGGAGTATAAGGCAATGTAAATGTATTTGTATTTCCATCTGCACGGAAGGCATAATCAATATTAGATCCTGAGAATGTGTCCCAACCATGACTAAACCACGGTAATCCATCCCAACCAACACTTACACCAAATTCTAAACCTTGTATATTAACACCGTCATACTCGACACCTGTCATTAACTGTGCTGGATCTTTGCCTGGCATTCCTGCTGTTGGCTCATAGTAGTAATCAATTCTATCAGTTGCCTGCATTAAAGCAATTGACTTTTGATATGTAATTGTTACTACCGCACCTTCTCCAGGAGGTGTATTAAAGATAATGTATCCTTCTTGTGCTTTATATGTTGCATTTTCTTTAGTTGCAATACTAATATTGTAACTTTCGATATATGCTGTTTCGTTATTAACATTAATAGTAAATCTACGTTTATCTAATGTAGGAACATATGTTAATTTAAACTTAACTTGTCCTGCTGTTGCTGTAAATGTATCCACTGCTGTTTGTGTTTGAATAACTTTTTGACTTGAAAGTCTGTCAAACTTCATATTAATTGTGTTAATACGTACTTTTTTATTTTTAAGAATTGGTACTGCCTTAGCAACTTCTGTGATTGTATCACTACCGCCGCCACCTACAATAGAAACAATAGGTGCAGTTGTATATCCTGATCCTTCTTTAATTAATTTAATTTCTCTTAATTGTCCTCTAGCAATATATGCCTCAGCAATCGCATCCTCTTGAATTCCAGTCGGTAATGTATAATTTCCGTTTGGTAATAAAGGTACTCCGTAGTACGAAGGACCAATAATATAAGGATAAACTGCTTCGTCTACATTGTTAGGATTAACAGTAACAAAGTATGCATATGTTCCATTTGGATATTCCGGAGTAACTGTATATCTACCGTTGTGTTCATCCAAGTCGCCTAATCCTGCTACATATTCAAAATCTTCAATATAACGTCCATTAGGAATAGAACCATCCGCACGTGGTGTTGTTTTTAATCTATAACTTGAAGTTATAACTTTGATAGCACTAGGACCATTTACATTTTCATAACCATATGGTCCGTATATCGGATATCCATCTAGAGAGTATCCAATGATAGGCGAATGCGTTGTTTTATCTTTTTCATACATCAATCTAGGATCAGAATGATAATGGTAAACACCTTCTGCTTGTGAGTGTCCCGATCCGTCATCAATTCCTAACTCCTGATGTGAAGCAACTGCATTGATTTGATATGCAACACCGTTTCTATTTTCTTTCTCAAGTGCTTTAGGATTAAACATAACAACACCGTTTGTTGCGATAGCAATCGCTCCTAATTGTGTGCTTACTTTTGTTGTTGCTTCTACTGGTGTTCTTGTAATCTTGAATATGAAATTCTGTCTAACAAGATTTTCCGCATCAAAGTTATGATTTGGAATATTATTAGTTTTAATATAAAAATGTGTTGCGTCATAATCTTTATCAACAAGAGTTAAGAACGGTCTTGTTTGTAATAGATCAGGTTTTACTTCTCTACCGCCGGTAATAACTACCAACGGATTCTGTCTGTAACCTTCACCTTTATTACTAATTCTGATCTCACCAACACTGTATTGGTAATTGTCAAACCAATTTACATAAGGCTGTTCAGATATTTTAATACTATTTGTATCCAACACTTCAAACTTCTTGGTTACAGGATTGTAGTAACTAGGTAAATCAAAGTCAGTATTTCCAATATTGCTTTCTTCTAATGTGTCATAAGATGTTATGAACTCTCGTATGCTTGAACGATACGGTTTAACTTCTTTAATATATTCTTCAATGTATGCAGGATCATTTAGATTGTAGTTTAATTTTCTACTAAATCCTCCAAGTTTATTTTTAATGTTTACAAAACTTGTTTTAAATACCCAGTCAACAAACAACTGCTCACTTAAAGCATATTTTATAGCAATAAAAAATAAATCATTCCACTTAGAACGTAATTCGTCAACAAATATATTATTTTGAATTACTTCTAATATTAATCTAGTTTCTGTAATTGGCTGTTCGTCAAACAAGTTAATGTCAAAATTTTCTGCACCTGCAAAGCCAAAGTTTAATCGTGCATAATCGTATAAATTTTCATTAAATTTAATTGTGCTGTTTTGTTTGTAAACTAAATTGTATTCGTTATTGTAACTACCATCTGATTCTACACGTTGTAAAATCATAACATTACCGTCGCCAGCATTTTCAATTCTTACATAATCACCAACTGTTGGTTCAATAGTATCTAATTGATATGGTGCTGAAATTTTATAGTTTATTACAAAGTCTAAATCAAATGTTGGCAGTATAAAATCTGCATATGACCAAAAACGTGATAAATCATAAGTTTGTGTATTTGTTCTTACCCATAAATTAGTTCCAGTATTCCACTCATACATAGTCCAATAGTTGTTGGCAGTTTCGTCGACATCAACAAGAACTTTAAATGGTCTAACTTGCATACTACAACTTGTATAATTTTTTCCTGTTTTTAACACTTCTACCGAAGTTACTCTACCGTTGCTGTCTATTGTTGATTGTGCTCTTGCACCCACACCATCGCCCTGTACTATAATTTCAGGAGCAATTTTATAACCAAATCCTGCATTGTCAATTTGTACACTACTTAAACGGCCGTTCTTTAGTATAGGAGTTAGTTTGCATTGTAATAAATCCTGTGTTCCAATTAAACTAATATCACTAAAGTTGTCGATCTTAATATCATACTTTCCTGATATTGCTGTCGGCTGTGGATCATTTTGTCTTAATTTAGAAATGTCTTTTGTATCAACAATTCTAGAATTTGACATAGTGTCATTAACAAAGGTTAAAATAAGTTTTAGTGCCTGCAATCTATCTTTAAACATAGATTGTCTTGGTCGAATCTGTAATCCATATTTTCTTTGACTTGGTAGATCAGGATCCGGCACTGCATTACCTTGATTATCGAATCCTACTAAACTATCATATAATTTTTTAATTAATAATGTATGATCAATCTTAGCGGTTTGATTTTTTCTCAACAATAACCATTCATTGTGTTCTGGTAAATCTGTCTCAACGTTAGAATAGTAAATTGCTACACTAATGTTTTTATCTGCTAGTGTAGTTTTAATGTTTGATAAACTAATACTATCCTTACTTAAAATCTGTAAACTCTTAATTCCATATGCTATCGGATTTGCTATAATATTTGCAACTTCAATTGCAGGAATATTTCGTGTAGTAGCATCATCAGGAACAATAACTGTGTTTCTAACCCAATAATAATATCTTGTTTGGAAAGTATTTGTTGTTGCACTGTAGACTCGTTTAAATGCTACTGTATTATTATCATATTTTGATTGTCCACTAAAACCTATAGCAACACCTTCGTTTGTATCAGCAATTTCGTTCCATTGTTCAGGTAATAGGTCTGACTCTACCCATTCGTAAACATCAATGCTTGACCCAGGAAATAGTGTTCCCCAGTTATTAGTTCTAAATTCTGTATCACCTTGTTCATAATATACATAACGAACAGTATCTAAATCCCACCATAGTTCTCCAACGTGTTCGTCGGTCCATGGTTTGTTTTCATTAACATTTACATTTTGATCGCTAACACTATAAATTGCAGGGTCTACATTTGATTTGTATGACAGTTCTGCTTCTGCCAAATATGGAATTTTTCCTTTTGCAGGATCAATTATTTCTAAATAATCTTTGACTTCACTCTTTGTGGTATCGTATGTAAACGCACTTTTAATCTTATACGGATTAGTAAATTCTTTTTCTTGTCTTAATAAGTTCCAACCAGCAGTTTTTTCTTTTTGGTAAACATATAAAGTACCTGTTTGTTCTCCGCTATCAACATTTCCTTGCGGTGCACCAATAAACACACTGTTGGTAGAATAATCTAATCCTTGACCAAATCCATCGTTGGTTGTAATATCGTAACTAACAAGTTTTTGACCAAACACAAATTTAGTTCCAAGTTTAGTATATGAATAAACTGTTCCTGTTGCTTGTGTAAAGTCTTTAATTTTTGTTGTGTTAGCATCAAACGTTGTTGCAAACTCATTCTCTCCGCTTGACGGATTGTTTGGTGTAATATATAAATCAAATACTGTTTCAGTTTCGTTTCTACCACCCTCTGCATATACCACAAAGGAATCACCCTCAGGATTTAAAGAAATGTTAGATCCAAAACGTTCTCCTAGTAATTTTTCTGGAGATAAAATAACCTGTTCAAGCACAAATGTATTATTAACTTTCTTAAAGTAATACACAGCACCATTATTGTTAGTTTTAACATCGCTGTATGGAGAACCAACAACCAAAACTGTTCCGTCAGCATTTAAAGATATTGACGTTCCAAATTGATCGCCTGTTGCAATACCAACTCCCAACGTGGATGATGTTATGGACTGTAATAAATCATATGTTGATGTTGTATTGTTGTATGTATATAAATGTACTGCACCTTCTCTTTTGTCGTATGTGCTATCCTCAACAGTTTCATATCCTGCAGAATTTACAGCAATAGTTGATAGATCACTTGAAGAAGCAATAACTTCACCAAATCTATCGCCTGATCTTGCATTAGAAAAACCTATTTTATAATTTGTAGCAACACGCCAATCGTTGTCAACTTTTTCATAAACAAACACATTACCTTGATCATTTGTTTGACCAGGTGCACCGACTAACATTCTTGTATCCGAGATAGCAACTGAATAGCCAAACTCTGCATTTGATTGAGGGTCTGGGGAGCCTATAACATATTCTGTTTCAAACAAGTTAGTTAATGTGTTGTATTTTGAAACTTTTACAACACCTGATTTAATACTTCCTTGTGGTGTTGAATTTATATTACCATAGAAGAACTTAGGTTTGCTCGGAGTTGAAGTTGATTTAAAGTTTGATGCAAACGGGGCACCTGCTACTAAATGTGTATCTGTTGACGACAGTGCTAAACTCCAACCAAACTTAGGACGTCCGTCAATTAAGTTATCAAGTGGATTGGCACTAAGAGCAAAACCTTGTACACCGCCAAGTGTTGATATATTAGTGTTAAACTTTCTTCTTAAAACATAAACAGTACCTTCGTCGCCACTATCTGGTGCACCGACCACTATTAGTCTTCCTGCATCACCAGAGACAATAGATTGGCCAAAGGCTTGGTCTGGTGTTGTGTTAACACAACCAAATTTATTTCTTACAAATGCTGTGGACTTTTCGTAAACTCCCCAGTCGCCATTAGAGTCGTTATCTGCAAAAATTTTACTACCCACAGCAAATTCTGTTACTTCTTTTAAATCGTTTAAGTCATCAATGTTTTGTAATCTAATAGAAACAAATTCTAATAAACTACCAGTCGAACTATCAGACTGTAAAGGCAATGTATCTAAATCTGTTTGTATTGTAAATGTATCAGAACTTAGTACACTATTAACTTCGTATACATTATCAATTAAAGGATCAAAATCTTTAATTGAGATTATTGTTCCTTGTGATAACCCGTGTGGCAAATCTGTATATAATGTAACGACACCGTCATTATCAATGCTAGGGTCTTTATTTTCTGTTTGTATTAATCTAGATCTTAACCCTGTTAATCTCAAGACATCCCAATCTTTTCTCTTATTCTTAGCAAGCCATATTGTGTCTCCTTCTTTAAGAGCATTCACAACAGCATTGCCTAAAATATCGTCATAGTTAAACAAAGTAATTGTTACATCATCGAGCCTTGGTGTTCCTGCAACAGGAAGTTTTTGAATATAATCAATTGTGTTTTCTGACGTTGATCGATCATATAACGGCCATGGTGTTGTATTATAATCACTTGGTTTTACTGCAATGTCTTTTGGTAATAATTTAATAATGTTACTACTTGTAACTTCTGCATTTCTTTGTGAAACAAAGTCATACCCTTGAGGATTATCAACATTTAATTTTTCATCTAATGCAAATTCAATTTCTTTAACTGTTGAATTGCTTCCTAGACTTCCTACTTTAAACGCCCATTCTTCATCAATGTCAATGTTTGTATCAACCCCTTCAAGTCGTAGACGTTGAATTTTTTCAATTGAATTTTTTGTTCCTTTTTCTTTAATAAATCCTTGATAGAATTTATATTGAGAAGTTTCGTCTTGAATTAAATTATCAAGATAAGTTCTTTTCTGATAACCAATTAAGTGTTGTGCAAATTTAGTTTGATCAACATCAAAATTTTCACTTTCTAAACTGTAAAAATCTTCAAAAGAACTTGCTTTATAATCTAAGTTTGGTAATAGTTCAGCAACAGGTTTAGTTCCTAAATATAACCAATCATTGATATCAAATGTTTCTGTACCAGGAATAAATTTCTTAGCACTATAATAAATGTTTTTATACCTTACTACTTCTCCTAAGTAATAATCTTTAAACTGATACCAATCAGTAATTTGTGCTTCATCATATATAAAGCCTGGAGAGTAGTAATCGCCATTCCATTCGCTGGTTTTAAATCCTAGTAATTTAATACGCTTTGCTCTGTATCCTGCTTCTTGGTCATATAAAATATCACCGAATTGACTTTTATCATCGAATACAATTACGTGTTCTTTTTGTACAAGATTTAATTGAATAAAATAAATTCCGTTATTTGTGTCTCTCGGACGTATCGTAAATACTCCGTCCTGTCTTGTTGTACTAAAATTATCGCGAGGTAATACACTCCCACTTGCTGTTAAAATAGTGTAATCATAAAAACTGTTTAATACGTTATCAACTTGCCCTGCACTAAAACTAAATTTAATTCCATCAGCGAACGGAGCCAAAGCAATAACACTTTCTGATGACCAACCTTGTGTGGTCCAGAATAAAAATTCTTTTCCAGAAAATTCCCAATTTTGTATTTCAAGCAATTCAGGTAGATATTTGTCAAAAACAAATCCTTCTGATTCTAACCATTTTCCATATCCTAATATAATGTCATACACATCTTGTATTTTAAGATATGTTGATCCATAAGCAATAATCTTAGGTGTAGGCTTCCAACGAGTTGCTTTTTGAACTTCTGCACCTCCTGTTAACGGAAGCGAAGGTAATGAAGTAAACTTAGTTTGATCAAATTCTGTTGTGCTAGTATGCTGTTCTTTACAACGATAATATCTACCGCCGGCTTCAACTATTTGTCCTACGCCATAAAACTTTTCTTGTGTCCATAAAACATATTTGGCACTAGTTCCCCCAACATTGATTACTGGGTCATCTTTTTGATGTATAGGTTCGTAAACTGTAAAGAACGGTTGTAAATTATCGTATCCTCTAACCAGATAACCTCTATCTGTTTTTTCAACAACTATACCACTTAATTTTGCAGATTTAACTGGATTAGAAGTTCTAAATTTTAATTCATAATTTTCTGAAGGTAGAAAAATGCTTGTTTCTTTACTATCAGGATTTGAACTTTCTAACAAAACACGAAGTCTATTTTTAGCCGCAAAGCCTCCTAGTTTATAAACTAAGTTCATACTTGTTTTAGAAATCTTTAAGTAGTAACTAGAATCAATTGGTTTGTCTAAACTTTTTAGGTATTCAACAACAAAAACATGATACCCTAAACCTATGTGTTTTGTGTTATCATAAGTTAATGTATGAATTCTTGCATCGGTTAAATCTAGAATTTTACCTGTGGCTTTGTATAACAAACTTCCACTAGGTGCTATTTCATTTTGTCCTGTGTCAAATAAACTGCCATGGTACTGTGCAGGCTTAGTTAATGCTAACGCAATTTGTAATGCAAAAGGATACCAACTAGATGTTCTCCAAGATATCTCTGCTGGATGATGATCTCCGAAAACAAAATCTTTTCTTAATGTTGATTCGTTGATTTCGCCAACTATTCCGACCCTAACTGGATCTAACAACTCGCCGTATTCATTAACAGGAATTATCTTTGATAATCCCGGTCTTGCATAAACAGAATTAATTTGTTCGCCTGATGTGTATCTAATTCTTCCTAGTTCTAGGTCGGACCATAGTTTTTTGTTTCCGTTTGTATACGGTGCTGGACCGTATTCATCTTCCCACCATGTAGGCTTTTCTGAAAATCCTAAACACTCCCAAGGAGCAACATCGGGTCTCCAAGTGCCGTAAAATTTACTGTAAATTCCTTTCCAGTAACCTGGAAGATATTCTTGACTAAATGTGTCTCTTATAGAATTATAATTTAACGTAAAAAGATTATCAACATCTGTTACGTCATTAGTTGTAATATCAACACCATACAACGATGCCCATGAACCAAAGTCATTACGCATTATTCTATTAAATTCTTCTAAAGAGTAATCAGTTTCTCTAAAAGCACCAGGCGTATATTCATTAATATCAAAAACATCTCTGTTATATGAAACTTTGATATTATTATAAATTCTTTTTTCAAACTCTAATAAAAGGTCATCTCTTATGTCGCCGTAGGTTGCTGTAATTGATCCGTCGTGACCACGTAACATTTCTCTTGGTGTTACATATGAAGTGTCCAAATATATTTCTGGTTTAAATTTAGGATATAGACCTAATTTAGTTGGTGTTTGTGGAATAACATTTCCAACAGTGTTGTAATCTTTAATAGTGACTTTATCACCAACTGCTATTGCTTTTTTAATAGTTACACCGTTGTCAACTGCATCAAAAACATAATCTTGATCGTGGTATAACTGTACACCGTTTACATAAACATAAACAGATCGATTTTGCAAAGATGTAATATCAAAACTAGAATCCAACCCAAACGTTTGTTGTGTTGGTGCTGTTTTAGTGTATTCTCTAACAGATAGTTTTTTACCAAAGCCTGCCATATCTGAATAATAATAAGGCGACGATGTTTTTCTATCTAATGACAACGCATATAGAATATCATCAACATCTGTGCTAATATCACCAGATAAGTTAATACCTAAACCCTTAACTAAAAACTGCTCTTTAAAAAGATTATAATCTTTTGATTGTTTTCTAATTGCTTTTATAATATTAGTATCATAATCAACTAAACTAAAAATACTGTTTAGTAAAGATCCGCCGTGCTTAACATAACGCAGGCCGCTTTTATGAATATCAATTAAGTCTCGAGAATTATTAGGACCAAAAGTTACTCCACTAATATTAATATTATTTTCAAAAATAGTTTTAAAATGATCACTTATACTACCTAATGTAAAAGCAGTCAAGTCATTATTCTCTGCATTGTTTGTTAAGTTAAGTGGTGGTTCATAAAAACCATTTGCGTTTGGTTTTTGTTTTGTATGTACCTTTAAGACAGTTCTTGTATTTGCAGGAATTGTCTTTGATGCAAATACCAAAGACACATTATTAGTAACTTCGTTTACAATAATATTAAAATCGGATACAGGTTTATGCACAACATCGTTAAACTCTACTGTGATTTCCATATCATTTAGATAAAGATGAGGATTATCAATACAGACAATATTTAAAGTATCTGTTTCTTGAATTATGTCATTTAATTGTATAATTCCCTGTCTTGTTCTTTGTTTTGTTTTTTGCCAACCACTTTCATAACGACTTGTTGTTTCGTTAGAGAAGATTTTAACGTATCCGCTGGCTGTGTCAACTGCTTTAATAGTTGTGTTATCTGTGTAATTAAATGTATTATCGTCCCAATCAAATTCAAAAACAATATCACCAACGTTGTTTACGTTTTGATAAGAAATAGGAAAACCTAAAATTACGTCATTATTTCCTGTACCAACTTTGTAACTTACAAGTTCGTTACCTGTAAATGTAGTACCACTATAATATGTTTCGTCAGCAAAACTATTGCCTGCTTTATCAAATAATTCAAACTTAGGTGCTTGATTCAAAGATGTTTTTTGTTGTCCTTTGATCCATGCTCCATCATTATAGAACCAACTTGTTCCTTGGTTGCTTTCTCCGTCGATGATTACAACCGTATCGTCTGTGATAGGAACATATACTTCATTTAAATGAATTCTATTTTTACCTTCAAATTCAACAAAGTCAACTTCGTAAATTTTTCCTTTTACTGTTATATCAGGGTCTGCGTTAAAAATTACACGCATACCTTTCTTAAGAATAACTTCGTCAACATAATATCCCAACGAACCTTCGACATCACTCATAACGTCAGTAGTTTGTGTGTCAATTACATCAATGTAATCTTTGCCTACTGATCCAAAATTATAAAGTTTAATATTAGGATTAAATTCAATAATAGGTCTTTTAGCACGTTGATTTTCATCGAGAACAATCGTTGTGTTATTATATGTTGCTGATGCTTCAATTACGTCTTTGTGTATCCATCTATTATATCTTGACCATGGATTTTTATCTTGAGAACTTCTGTTGATTGTAATATATTCTTGTTTTGTTGGATAATTTGAAACATCGTCAAAAGGCGTATCATCATATTCTTCAACGTCAAACTCGTAATCAAAATTCGAACTGTATATTTCAGGTGTTTGTAATTGGTCTTCTGGAATTAATTTAATCTTATTTCCAACACCTTCTACATAAAAGTTTTTATTTTTGTATGTTGCTGGTGTAACTTCCCCTTCAAAATTAACTTTAAGACCGTTAGTAAATTTAACACCATTAGCACTTGTGTATTCTTTTTTGTCTAATATTTCTGTATTAATATTAACTGATAATTCTTCTTCTGCATTTTTAATTTCAAAAAATCCTTGCATAGACTGATGTCTACCGCAAACATAAAACAATTTGTCCGGGGCACTTGATGGTACTGTAAATGTAACCACACCCACTTCTGCACCGTTGTTTTGAACTCCTTCATTGTATTGATCTACTGCACCAAGTTCTTTTGAAACTTTTAGATAGAAAGGATGTCCTAATGCATTTACATCAAACACATAAGTTGCACCCCTATACAATGTAACAATAGGATTTTTACTAAAACCGTTTGGCGTAAACACCCATGCTTCGTTTCCGCTATTCGTTACTTGATAAGTGCTTGACGTACCTTCGGAATTTCCTGTTACTGTAACAGGACTAGGACCGTTTGGCAACCAATAGTATTGACGATAATTTACAAATTTATCAAAATCAATAAGAGGATTCCAAACATAATAATCGCTCGAAGTTAGTCTACTATGATTTGTTGTGTCACCATTAAAATAGTTAATTTGATTTAAAAGATCGTCATACGTTCCTACCCATTCTGTTTTATCACTAAAGTCATCACGTATTACAGCACTAGGTAAAAAGTTATATCTTCTTCTATTGTCTGTTGGCTCTTGAACATAAATGTCAGATGGTTTACTGTTTTTAGAATATCGTGAACCAACATATCCATTTAATCTTTCTAAATTACCTTTAGAAATTAAACTATCAAGTGTTGCACCTAAAAACTTTTTGTTTGCCTCGGTTCTAAAATATAAAGGCAACAAGTCCGCACTGTTGCGGTGTGTGTCTTTGTTGTCAACACTTACTGGTGTTTGATTGTCTTCGCTATATGCCATCTTTCAATTACCTTCTAGTAACCACTGCTTGATGTTGTAGTTCCAGAAGCAATTGAAACACCGCCGGTAACTTGATCAATTGAAGTAATAATGTTACCGTCTGCTTTTAAATTAGCGGCTGTTATACTATCAATGACCTCAACATTATCTACAGTTGCAGTACTAATAAAAATTTCGTCTGATCTGCTCGATACTTGAAATAGCGATCCAAATGTTTGACTGCTACTTCTTGGAACAATTACAAAGTTTGCAACATTAGGAATCATTTTAGTTTGTACATAAGTTGCTAACTCTGTAAAATAAAAACTATCACCAAAGTTCCAGTTATCAATAGTGAAGAATTCATTAATTGCATCAATAACACTTGATCTTATTTCATTGTCGCTTAATGTAATTCCTGAAGATTTAACAACTTTAAATGTTGCTTGTAGAGACGATTCAGCGTCTGTACCAAATAAAGATTTATATCTTACACTATGAAAAATAATTTCATCACTGATTGCCTTAACTTTATTAAGACTATCTTCGAACTGCATACTAAGTTGTTCCGTTGTTGGAGGAGTTGGTTTTATACCACCACCATTAATGTATGATCTAAACTCTCTATCATAATTGTCAGTTAATACATAAAGATCAATAAGGTTTGTTTTACTTGGATCTAAACGTCTATCATTTTCAGCATTATGAATGTATTGAAATTTAATTCCATCTCGTCCAGGCTTTGCATAGTAATCAGTTTTTAATACTAACGAACCAAGAGTTGCATCATATTGTTTTACAACATCTTCTGATTGATCATAAAAGTAAAATAATTGTCCGTCTGTAAAATTTGCAAGTGTTACTTTTTCTTCTTTATCAAAAACTACAAAGTTTGATGAGTCTATTTTACTTGTAACAGTGTTATTTCCAACTATTACAGATTGGAAAAATACAAATTTATCTTTGTATCCTCTAACATCAACGTTTTCGGGTTTCACAATATTAATAAACGAATCTGGATCATCAATCATTCCGTCGTCGTCTGAATCGTAAAAATTAACTGCAATTTTATTTGTTTCTTGATAACCGTCAACACTTGTTACAGCAGAAATAATCTCCCATTGAAAGTCTTTTGCAAGAATTGTATCCGACACAGGATCTTCGTTAACTTTAAGAACTTTAACTTGATCTTTAATAACTTTTCCTGTTTCACTATTAAATTTTTTGCTACCAATATCAACAAAAAACTGAATTAAATTTTCACTTTCAAATCTATAATCTAGTCCGCGATATGTAACTGTATATGTTTCTCCGTCATTGGAGAATAAAACAAACCAACTTTTATCTGATTTGGTACCTGTTGTATCACCCTGACGATCTAAACTAAAACCTTCTCTTGTGTTTAGATTAGCATTAGCAATAATTTTCCAAGTTAAACTAGATTGATCATATCTTAAACCAAATGTCTTATAGTTAAACACTAAATCAACAATTTCAGTTTCAATATCGGTTGGTAAATCTGTAATAATATTAGGAATAACTTCACTAGGTATTGCTAATGAAGGAATATTTTCACTTAAAATAACTGGACCTGTATCATCATCTAGATTTCCTTGACCACCATTAGACCCATCACCAACAACGTTAATAACTTTTGCCCATATATAACTTGAAGTATTTTTAGTAGCGGTAGTAGTTAGTGTTCCATTTGGTAAAAAGTATCTACCACTAGGTGGAACAAATTTAATCATAGAGTCTGCTTGTACAAATTTAAAGTTGTTACTTGTAAATGTGCCTACTGTAATAGGTGCGTCATTTACATTGTTACGGAAATATCCAGTTGAAGAACTAGATGACGAAGTTGCATGAACCCAATCAATGTTAATTCCGCTGGTGCTAACTCTTGGAAACTTATCATAATAAAACGCTTTTGTTGGCAAACTTGTAATGATCGGTTCAATTGAATTTCTAAGAACTCCTAATACATCATTACGTGTTTGAAATGTAAATGTAAAATCTGTTTCAAAATCGTTTTTATAAAGTATACCGTCATCAGCAATAAGATTAGTTGTTGAATATTTTCCTGTAGGATCTGCAATATCGTATTGTCTAGAAATCCCCGAACTTGCTCTATTAACTGCTTTTGCTTTAATAATAGATTGATTTGATGTTAATGGAAAAGTATTATAGTCCTCTCCAGTAATCATTCTATTCTGTGTGTAAAATGCCTGTGGTGCATTTTCTCTAATCGAATCAACATCTTCTGTAGGAGATGAATTAGTTACAGACGATTGCAATCCCATTTGTATAATCATTGTATGTGAAACACCATTTTTATTAACATATGGAACTTCAATAACAATATTTTGCATATTGGTAGGTAAGATTGTATAATTTAATCCGTTTGATGTTCTGTAATACAAACGGAAATCTCCTTTTGGTAATTCACCAAAATTTCCATCAGCAAAATTTAAACTTATTTGATCTTCATCTCTTGAAACAACACTATAAATTGTTCTTGTTTGTTGGTTAATAGAATTGTAAACAACGTTGCTACCATAAACAGAATCTAATTTTGTCCACAAATTTGTATAATTTCCAAATCTATCTAATTGCCATAACCAAAGATCTGAATTGTTAATATTAGGAACATCAACATTTACAATTTCATTTGGACTAGGATCTCGTAAACTAAAAGCAGAACTTTGTAATTGTCCTTGTTTAAAGTGAAAGAAGAATCCTGTATTAGGTGAACTATTTCCTCTTTTATCATTTCTATATAAAAATCCTACACTGTTTCCTAGTACCGGAGTTTCTTCTGTAATATTTGTGTTATCAATGCCAGCACTAATAATTTCAAAATTAATATTTCTGCCTTGAATTGATTTAGAAAAGTTGAATAACGGCACATCAGTATTTGTTGTGTTAAACTTATATTGCTCTGTTTGAATTCCTCCAACAACAGCCGACTGTGCTGGTTTTCCAATAACCATCTGGCCTGGCATTGCTGAATTTAGTACTGACTGAAATTGTTCGAGCCAATTGGTATTAGTTTCGTCATTCCATACAATAAATCTATTTGCAAGACTAACACCTAGACTATCTTGCACACCTTCTGTTGTTTGAACTCCTATAACTTTTAATAATCCTGATGCACCTTGATTACGTTTTGTATTGTAACCTACTAGTCGTGCAAGTCTTAGAATACTATCTTTTTGTTCTGCTAATTCAATAAAGTTTTCTCTAGCATTTAAATCAATTCTATAAGAAATACTTTGTCCTAGAAAAGCGATAAGATCTATAAGAGCAAGGTACTCTGAACTTTCAATGTAATCGTTAAAATCCTCTGGATAGTTGTTACGAAGGTAGTTAATCATTGTCCTACGAAGTGTAGGAAAATCATATGATGTAAAATCAGCATCAGTAAAAGATCGATAAATTTTACTCCAATCTTCGTTTGCTAATAGTGAATTTTGTCTGTTAGTACTTGCCATAGCAATATTTACCTTTATAGTTAACTACCCAGTTAATTCGAGATAAGTCCATTGTCTCTATCAAAATTTAACTGTAATGTTTCACTTATGTTATAAGTTTTATATGTTACAGAAGCAAGTACCTGTAATCCATAGTCTTTTTCAACTATATTAAGGCTGTCTACTGTAATTCTTGGTTCACTGTTTAAAATATCAGCAACATCACTTGCTACTGCTTCTTTAACAACGTTAGTAAATGGTTCAAACAAAATGTTCCATATAATAGTACCAAAATCTGGATTGTATATTTTCTCACCTTTTCTAATATGAAAGTGATTTATGATATCCTGTCTTATAAGATTGATATCATAGGTGCTAAAACTTCTATTATCAGGATTAACCGTGCTAACACCTCGATAGACCTGGGTTCTTCTTTCCTGGTTTCCTTTTGTGTTAGGATTTGGTTTAATTCTTAAATCATTATATCTTGCCATGCTTGTATTTAACCCCTATCTAATTCCCCGAATCTCTGTCAGTGCTTGATGTTGAACTTCTAGTTTTAGAAACGTTTTCATGGTTAACCCACGGTTCATGCACTGGTTTTCTTTTAACTATATCAAACGTTTCTGGTACTTTATACCAATTAAATTCATCCCACTGTGCTGTTGGATTTGTATCAGGATTTGACCAAACTGGCAAGTCTTGTGTAGGCTTTCCTGGTGTTGCTAATGCTTGACTTGATTCTAATGCAGTTGAAGCCGGTATTGCTCCAGGTAAGTTTAAGTGTACTGCGGCAGTACCGTCGATGAACACCGTTGCTGGAGTTTTTACATTAATGTTGTCATCTGTTGAAACATAAATCTGTCCATTGGTCAGCATATGTATTTGACCAGGTATTGCTCCTGAAGAATCTAATCTAATGTCGTATCTTGGTAATCCCTCGACTTCGGTAGTAAATGATTCTTCCCACGGAACAACTTCCCAAAAATCTGCGGCACCGTCGTCTCCTGGATTTATTATTTTTCTTTCAGGATACTTAATATTTCTATCAGTACATTGGTAAATGTGGAAGCCATCATATCCATCTGCTATAACTTGGAAGCCAGGATGGTATACTCTACCAACAACATGATCTGATGCAAAAGATTGAGGAGTATTTGCACTTAAATCAATATTTTCTGATGCTGTAACTCTTGCTGTGTTAACCGCCGAAAGATCGAAGTTTGCAGTTTTTACTCTTAATTTTTTTCTATTAACCCAGTCGGTGTTAAGAGTATTCACGTGCAAGTGATTAACGTCAACTTGTGTATCTGTTGCACGAATATCAATTGGTCCTCGTACTTCAATCGTAGCATCATTTCTTGCTAGTAATCTTAAGTTACTACCTTCCATATAAAATCTATTTGCGGCTTTATAATTAATATTTCTTTTTGCTTCAAAGTTGATATCTCTGTCTGCAACAAAGTTAAAATCTGCTTTCGAATGAACACTAACACTGTCAGATGCAAATATATCAATTTTTCCATCTGCTGTTAATTCTACCCAAGCAGTTCCTTTGGCATTTCCTATATAAATTAAATCATCAGTATCATGTAATAATATTTGATGTCCTGATCTAGAACGCAATCTTACTAGATTGTTGAGACCTTGCTCGTCACCATCATCCATGGTAAAACTATGTCCTCCTAAAGGTGTAACCTTAAACGGAGATTTACTTGCACCAACCATTTTTTTATCAAACGGATCGTTGCTTAATGAACCAGGTGTGTTAATACCAAAAATTCTGCTAGAAGTATCTCGAGAAAAACTTGAGGTTGTAGTTCCTCTAACTGTATCAACTAATAGTCCTTGTGCTTTTAAAATGTTTGCAAATGGATGAATAGGTCTTCTCTCGTCACCGTTTGCAACTTGTCCTATTGCTTGTTTTTTAAGATATTCACCAGCAGGTAAACCAGTTGGCGAACTATAAGAATTATAAGTTTGATTGTCTGCTGTAATATTTGTAGAATTAGCATAATCAGGTATTGCATGATTCATTCCATCTTCATGCAAGTAACCGCACCAATACCCACTCGATGTATTTCCGTCTACTAAAAGTACAATACCTTTTGTTCCTATTTGTGGTGCCGGAAAGACCATTCCATATGCTTGTTGTGAGTCACCAAATCTTTGAGGATCATCACCGGAGTTTCTATAATCCTTTAAACTATAAAAAGGAAATAACATTCTAACAGATGCTTGACCAATTGCTTGTGTTCTATCTGTTTGTTTTGATGAAGAAAATAAACTAACTCTAAACGAACCGCTTTTTGTAAAGTCAGTTGTTGATTCAACTACACCAACAAGAATTGAACTGTCGGTTAATTTTTGTTTATTGTCTAACCGATTCTGTCTCGCCGCTGTTACCTTGCCCGACTTTGCTGACCTATCATAAAATGGCATTATCTAATTCCTATACTTGTTCGTTTGATTTTGCTTTATCAACAGCACTTGCTACTGTTTTATCACCAAAACTATTTTGTCCTGATACACTAGTTATTTGTCCTGTGACATTGCTAGACGCACCTTTGACTGTGTTAACAATATCGCCTATTGTTCCTGTTATTGCACCTCCAACCTTACCAACAACAGTTGCGGCACCTCCCGCAACTTGACTTATTCCAGACCCAATCGATGATGCTGTATCTGAAATAAAGTTTGCTCCTGCTTTTAATGGTCCTACTTCTGATGCTACATCTTTTTGAGCGGTACTTAATCGATCTGCTTTTCCTTTTAATTCTGTTACTGGCTTAGATTTCATTTTTTCTGATTCAGCAGGATCGCCCACATCAAGTAACGGGTTTTTAACAGATTCTAAAACAACCGTTGCTTCTTCTACAGGTTGTTCATAATCTAACTTTTGATTTGGTCTTCTAAGCAGTTGTAGTGTTTGTTTAAATTCACCACCACCTAAATAATTTTCAACAGTTGCAACTTGGTAAAGTCCGCTGTATTTAGAATTTATAGGTTTAGCAACAAATGTTTTATCTCCTTCGAGTTCTGCTGATGTTGGATAATCTCCAGGAAATCTAAAATTAAAAATAATATCACATTCTCGAGAAAATATATTTGCTTCACCTTTATCTGTTTCTTTGCCCGTAACGTTTGCTCTAGAATCTATACCCGAACCAATTAGATAAACAGGATCTCCAATGATTTGTAGGGTTGCATTTAATAACCCTTTCTCAGTTGCATTATATAAACTATCATGTAATATTTGTGCTATCTGTGTTCCTGTATCTGTTGGCATTCCACTAGCACTATTACCCGATGACTGTGGTAATTCTTGTGTGGACGCACCAGCACCACCAGTAACCATATTCAATTCAGCAACTATTGATTTTAATGCATCTGTATTGTAAACTGGTTTTGGTTTTTCTTCTGACTGCGGTGCACTTTCACCTTTGGCCTGTTGGTCTTCTCCCTTTGTGCTGGCTTGAAAAAATAAATTGTTATATTCTAAATCAAAGTTTAATACATCTATATTTTTTCCTGTGAATATATAATTGTATTCTCTAACAGCATTTTTAAGTGCTTTTTCATAATTGTACGAACCTGAAATTCCGTACTGTGCGGCAATCTTACTGTAATGTAATTCATATGGAGTAACACAGTAATGAAACTCATACACAGGCTGATTATAATATGTGTCATACCCACGCTGTATAGCATACTTTTCAATCCTATACCAAGGTATGTAGTGACTTGATTTAATTTTGTTTAAAAGTTCTCCTGACTTTTGTAACTGTGTTGCATACGTACTATCTAAAATAGTCATATGAATACATTGATCTAAAGTTGTTCCTTTTTTCCAGTTCCAAGTTTTTGCGTTGTCTCCATAACGCTTGTATTTCTGTGTTGTTTGAGTTTCAACCGTCTTCTTGACATTATCGACCCTAGAGGTAAGACTCGAAATGTCTCTTTCTGCTTTTGCTAATCGTTCTCTTTCAGTGTTTAGTTTATTAATTAATTCTTGTAATTTTTCTCTTGCTTCATAGACCGTTGGCTGTTTTACATCACCCGGATCGCTGTTTGTATATTGACTACCTTTTGATCCTTTTAACACTGCTTCTGGGTCATTACCAATAGCATAATATGATCCACCTTCTTCTTGTTCGAATGTAACACTGTAACCAGTTTTTATACTTTCATCGTTTATTTCTTTTTCTAGTATTGCAATTTGTGTTTTTGCCAGGGTTGCTTCATTTTTTGCTTTTTCTAATTTAGGAGCAATATCTTCCTTAACAACTTTCTTTTGTTCTTCAACAAATGTTTCAATATCAGGAACTTCAAAGTGCCCTGAATATGTAAACTCATCTTCTCTCATTGAAGAATCGCTAAATTTATTTTTGTATGCTAACTCAAACTTCAACTGATTTTCTTTGCTATTAAATTGATTATATGTTTTTTCTTTAATGTTCACTAGATCCACTTGTGCTGTGGCCCATCGAGCATAACTTAACCCTGGTAGTTTAAAAGCAGATTCTGGCTGATATTCTTCCGGAAACCATACGCACCATCTATTTCCTAAAAACGGTCCGACCTTTAATCCTGCGTCTTTGGCCGCGGCGGCATCTGCTTCTCTTTTAATTTTAACTTTTGCATCAACATTTTCAGGTTTCTTAAAACCTAGTGTAGATTCACCTTTTGCATCATCCATTCTTTTTATTTCTTGCATATTATATTTGAAGAATAGATCATACAACACCAAGCCAACGGTTTGTTTAACTGTTCCAGGACCATTAACATTGTCTTTTAGTTGTGTTACTGTGGCTTTATTTGATTCTTGATGACTTCTTGAAACAAAGTTTACGTTATATCTGGCTCCTCCGGCATCAACCTTCATGCTACTTGATGTAATCATTATAGGAAAGTGTCTTGTTGATTTAGGAACATTTTCTATTGTCGTAATATCGCCACTGTTTAGTTGTGTTTTTCTTCCTATAAACTCAATGCTTAAAAGAAATGGTGCCGAAATGTAACTCTTGTGTCCGGCAAATTTTGCCGCGGCATATAGTTGTTCGTAAAATCCACCAACACCATGTGGTTCAATAATTTCAAATGTACCGGTGGTCATATTACTACCAGTAGGTCCATTAACTCCCATAAATGTTTTAAATTGTAAATTATCTATAAAAAGATCAACGTCTTTATTTGCTCCATCTTTTAGTCTATTTTTGTCTATCCACCAAGTAATACTGCCGTCATCATTTCCTGTACCGATATCAAGGCTGGGGTCATCGGATCTTGCATATCCTCCAGAACGTGTTATGATATATGTATCTGAAAGTTCTTTGCCGGCTGTGCTGGCTTCATATGATCGTGGATCTTTTATTTGACTGGATGTTAAACTTTGAAGTGTGATAACATAGTTGTACAAATTATAATTGTGAAGAACATTATAACCCCCTGCCATTTCCATGTCAAAGTCTGCCATATGAACATCTCGATCAAGTGTGAGTGTCTCGCCTGTTTCTTCATCTGTAACTGATTTAGTCCCGAATGGATTTCGTTTATCAACACTAATTGATTTTGGCATTGATATTGCTTCGCCTGTATTTGTTTGAACATTGCTCATTGTTCCAACTGATTTAGTGGAATTTCTTAACGAACTTACTGCACCCGTAGAACCTTTGCCAACCGAATTGGCTTTGTCAATAAATCCTGCTTCTTTTGATCTTCCGGATGCACCTGCGATCTTTTGGGACATTATGCTCCTCCGACTACTTGTCTAATAGCATCTATTGTAGGGATTCTAATTTTTGTTCCTGCAACAAAATCAAATATCGGATCATCAATTGCAGATGGATTTCTATTTTTAAACACCCACCACAAATTAGGATCATCATATAAGTCACTTGCTAATAGATCCGGTCTATATGTATATTGAGGTAATATTGTGTATTCAACATCAGTATCTCTTTTAGGTATTTCGACATAATCTAATATGTTTAATGCACCGTTAACCTGTCGTGTTGTTGAATATAAACTTGTGTTTTTGTAAACAGCCATATTAGATAAATCCTTTTCCTTTTAGTCCACCTTTGGCAAATGCATTTATTGACCATGTTGCTTGATCTCGTCTTGAAAATGCCGGTAAACATTCAACGGTAAATTCTGAACGAGATGGAACCATAACATTGGCTCCGTCGATTTCTGTTGCAATGTAATCAACATCATCGTTCATTGTATAAAAGAAACTTGAAATAACCACTGGCATATTATTAAACACATAGTCTCCATATCCGTGCAATCTACATACAGGAGGTGGAGCACCTGCAAAGTCGCTTGAACCAAAATGCATTTTTGTAACTGTTCTTAATGCGTGAATGGCACCCATAACTGTTTTTGCATCACCTTGGTTCTGTGCTGTAAAAGTACCAACTATCGATATAGCATCAATTTGTGAGTTCTGGTAGGCATAGAAAGCATAATTACTATGCGTAGGATGAATCGGAGTATAATTTGCTCTCGATTGTAAAACTATTTGTGGAGTATAAGGAAACACAACTGCATTATCACCAATTTCTTGTAAACGCTGTGCAGGGCCTTGCAAATATAAAACTGGAATTTTAATTTTGACTCTGAAATCATCAGTAAAAGCAGTATTAGGCATAACAGGACCTGCTTCTTCTTCTTTACCACCTTTTTTTAATAATCCAGCAAGTCTACCAAGAGCAGGACTTAGACCGGTTGCTTGTATGGCCGAACCAGCAACATTACCAAGAAATCCAGTTACGCCATTGCTAGATGTTCCTGCAATGGTTGTTCCAGCATCACCGTTACCGTTTATTTGTGCAGATTGTACCTTTTCGTTAAAAGTACGATTGGCTAAGTCTTTTTCTCTATCCATGCTATTTTGGTTCCTTTTGTTACAAATATTTATTGCTTTTATTAACTGCGTATATTATAATAGTACTTATTACAGGAGAAATTTATGAAAAGAGTAAAGTATCTTAACAATAGAGATCTGCTTAAAGAAATACATAAGTCAAAAAATTCATTCAGTTCCTATACTGATGATGCTTACTCTACTTATGACATTATTTTGGGTAGTTTGGACAAGGTGAATAGGCTTACTATTGCACAAGCAAAGCGTAATAGAGCAGATCGCATTGGCAAACAAGCATATGAACTAGCAAGAGAATCGGGTGATAAGAAAACAAAACTAGCAGAAGTAACACCTGATTGGAAAAAGGTCGAAAAGACTGATTTAATCTTTAGGATAATGACATTTGATCATGTTCCAGAAGAACCAGGACGTAAACGCAAAACAAAGTCAGTAGCAGACAAACACACCAAAGTTAATTTTCCTCCGTTTCAACATTGGAAATATGACGACACCGACAACTTGATGTGTGTTGGTAAAAGTCATTGGAAGGGCGGAATGCTTAATGGACATTTTTCCAAAGAGCATGGAAGAATTACAGAAAATTTAGGAATGATGTTTTTAAAACTTGCCGATCGTTATGGCACACGAAGCAACTGGCGTGGTTACACATACAATGACGAGATGAGATCACAAGCCGTATTGCAACTTTCACAAATTGGTTTACAGTTTGACGAATCTAAATCAGAAAATCCATTTGCTTACTATACGGCGGCGGTAACAAATTCATTTACAAGAGTATTAAACATTGAAAAGAAAAATCAAAGCATTCGAGATGACATTCTACAAGAAAACGGACTCAACCCATCCTTTACTAGACAGAACGAAGAATACTTCAGAGAGGACAAAGAAAAGTTGGCTGAGTTTTACAAATCAATGCGAAAGCCAAAAGCAGATTACTAAGGTTGACAAACTAGCAGGAAAGAATGTATAGTAATATACTATAAGGAGAGGCATGGAAAATTTGTTTAAAAAAGCGGCAGTTTTCACGGACATACATTTTGGTCTTAAATCAAATTCAAAAATTCACAACGACGATTGTGAAGCATTTGTGGATTGGTATATTAAAGAGGCAAAAAAAGAAGGTTGTGATGTAGGTATCTTTACAGGAGACTGGCATCATAATAGAAGTGCGTTAAATTTAACCACAATGGATGCTAGTTTGCGTTCTTTGGAAAAACTAGGTGCGGCATTTGATAAGTTTTTCTTCTTTCCAGGAAATCATGATTTATATTATAAAGATAAAAGAGAAATTCATTCAGTAGTATTTGGTAAACACGTTCCCGGTGTTACAGTTGTTAACGAACCAATGGTTATTGGCGATGTTGCACTTGTACCATGGCTGGTTGGTGAGGAGTGGAAAAAAGTATCAAAGTTGAAATGCAAATATATGTTTGGTCACTTTGAACTTCCTAACTTCAAAATGAATGCCATGGTTGATATGCCTGACACAGGCGAAATTAAAGCAGATGATTTTCAAAGTCAAGAAATGGTATTTTCAGGGCATTTCCATAAAAGACAAAACAACAAAAATGTTTGGTATATCGGAAATGCATTTCCGCACAATTACGCAGATGCTTGGGACGATGAACGTGGTATGATGACGTTAGAATGGGGAGGTCAACCTAAATTCATTGATTGGCCCGACTGTCCAAAATATCGAACCATGAAACTTTCTAAACTATTGCATGAAACAGATACTCTATTAAGTCCTAGTAACTTGTATATACGTGTTGTTTTAGACATCGACGTATCATATGAAGAAGCAACCTTTATGAAAGAAACGTTTTCTAAACAATATAATTTAAGAGAAATTAGTTTACTACCAGATACCGAAAATCAAGACAGTGATTTAAGCACAGATCGTGGTGACATAGAATTTGAAAGTGTGGATCAAATTGTAACTGAACAAATTACAAAAATTTCTAGTGAAAACTTTAAAAGCAGTCTACTGTTAGACTTATATAGGAACTTATAATGTTTAAAATTAAAACTATTACAGTAAAAAACTTTATGAGTGTGGGTAATTCGACCCAGGCTGTTGACTTTGATAAAGATCACTTGACTCTTGTGCTTGGCGAAAACATGGACCTAGGTGGCGACGATGCAGGGTCACGTAACGGTACGGGTAAAACAACAATTATTAATGCAATCAGTTACGCATTTTATGGTGAAGCACTTACTAAAATTAGAAAAGACAATCTTGTAAACAAAACCAACGGTAAGGATATGTTGGTTACTGTTGAATTTGATGTTAATGGTAAAAACTATCGTATAGAAAGAGGCAGAAAGAAAAATTTATTAAAGTTCTATATTGATAATTCAGAACAAGTAGCAGATGACATAGATGAATCACAAGGTGATTCACGTAAAACACAAGAAGAAATTGATAGATTACTTGGTATGAGTCATACCATGTTCAAGCATTTGGTGGCACTTAACACGTATACGGAGCCTTTCCTTTCCTTAAATCCAAATGCTCAACGAGAAATCATTGAGCAACTGTTAGGTATCACCATCTTATCTGAAAAAGCAGAAAAACTTAAAGAACAAATGAAACTTATTCGTGATGAAATTACGTCTGAGGATGCTAAAATTCGTTCAATTGAATCTGCAAACCAGAAAGTCCAAGAATCAATTGATAACTTGGATATTAAAAGTAAAGCATGGGATAGTTCAAGACTTGATGAAGTTACTAGACTATCTCGTGCTATTACTGAACTTGAACAAGTGGATATTGAAAAAGAAATTACAGCACATAAAGATCTAGAAAAATGGAATTCGTCAAATAACGAACTTACAAATTTAAAGAAAGAAAAAGCAAGTCTTGAATCTAGTTTGTTACGTGCTGATCGAGAAGTTAAAAAATATCAAAAAGAATTAGAAGAAATTAAAACTAAAAAATGTTTTACTTGTGGTCAAGAATTACATGACGAATCACACGCAACATTACTTGCTGAAAAACAAAATGATGTAAAAGAAAGTGAAACTTATTATAACGGCATTCAACTACAAATAGATGATGTTGTTAAAAAGATTGATGATATAGGTGATATTAATGGAAAACCTACCACATATTATGACTATGCCGAAGAAGCATACAATCACAAAAATAATTTAAAGAGTTTACAAGAACGTAAAGTTGAAAAAGATACAGAATTAAACCCATATGCTGAACAAATGAAAGAGTTACAAAACACTGCGTTGCAAACTGTAACTTGGGATCATATGAATTCGTTAACTGAAATCAAAGAACACCAAGAATTTTTATATAAACTGTTAACATCAAAAGATTCGTTTATTCGTAAGCGTATTATTGATCAAAACTTATACTTCTTAAACAAAAGATTAAAATATTATCTAGAAACACTAGGATTACCACATCAAGTTGTATTTCAGAACGATTTAACCGTCGAAATTACAGAACTAGGACGTGACTTAGACTTTGATAACCTCAGTCGAGGTGAACGAAATAGACTCATTTTATCTTTAAGTTGGACGTTCCGTGATGTTTGGGAAAGCCTATATCACAGCATTAACCTATTGTTTATTGATGAACTTATTGATAGCGGTATGGATGCCGCAGGTGTTGAAAGTTCTATTGCTGTGCTTAAAAAGATGGCACGTGAAAGACAGAAAAACATCTATTTGATTTCACACAAAGAAGAATTGAGTGCAAGGGTTAATAATATATTAAAAGTAATTAAAGAAAATGGATTTACATCCTATTCCAACGATACAGAAATAGTCAATGTCAAGTAAAAGCACACACGAGTTATTGGTTCAAGCAGTTATGGATTACTATAACGCACAAGAACGTTTTGAAGTTAAGGGTTTTGACGAAACTGGACGCAAGGCTCGTGTAATTTTAAGTGACATAAGACGTTTGGCAACCATTAGACGCAAAGAAATTCAAGAAAAACGCAAAAAAATTAAGGCTCAAAAAAGGGAAAACCAGAATTTAGAAGGCTGAAATTAGTACTCGGTAAGTATCATTATGCAGTGGACCTACCGTGGAAAATCAATTGACACAATACCCGAAGAAATCGAAGGTTTTGTGTATCTTATTACAAACACAACCACTGGACGCAAGTACATAGGCAAGAAATTAGCAAAGTTTAAAACTACCAAACCCCCACTCAAAGGCAAAAAAAACAAAAGACGTGGACACAAGGAAAGTGATTGGCAAGAATATTGGGGATCATCAGATGCTCTAATTGCCGATGTCCAAGCATTGGGTCCAGAAAACTTCACAAGAGAAATACTTTATTTTTGTAAATCAAGGGCAGAGATGTCCTACATAGAGGCAAGAGAGCAGTTTGACCGCCGTGTATTAGAAACGGATGAATATTACAACGGAATTATTAATTGTAGGGTTGGCGGATCAAACAAACTGCGACAGGCACTTATAGAGCAGGCAAAACAATCCAACACTTAAGGTTGGCGGGCCAGTTTGTAATACCGCTGAGTAAAAGGTACCCCTGAGAAGGACACTCGTACACGTTAATCGACCCCCACTGGGAGGTAAGCCATCAAAAGAATTGGGCCTACTGGTTAGCGTAGATTGTATGTTGGCAGTCAAAAAACACAGAACAGTTCATAAAAACTCCTTGCAAAGGAACGAAGCGGGAGGTAGCGGAGAATCCGCGAAGCGGTTCGCGAAGCGAAAAGCCGGTTTAGCAGATTTTTACGTGATGTCGATGTAGGTTGGGGAAGGTCAGAACCCATTGAACTTGTGTATAAACAAACACCTACTTCCAGTCTTGGCTGTGACGAACTCACATGATGTTCAAGATTAGATGGAACCCTTAACAGGTTCCGTCTGACTGAAACAATCTACATGATGCTAAATTGCTTCGCAATTATCTTTCATATATAATAAGAAATAAATGTGTTTGAGCGATTAGCGAAAACACAAGTGATCTTTAGATCACTTCTTAACATACAACAAATAATCAATGTTAACTATCTAGGTGATAAATAGAATTATAAGGAGTAATACATTGAAAATCGAAGATCTAACAGTGCAAGAAGGACCAGTCGGAGACTTTGTACAAGCCACAAAAGCCGCAGTAGGTGGTGCTAAAAAGGCTTTTACACAGACCCGTGCTAAACAACGCAGTGATCTGGGCAAACAGATCCCTAAGGGTACAAACGTTATGGGCATGGACAACAAGACCTACGTATGGCATGGTGCACAATGGATTGGACAGGATGGCAAGGTTGCTAGAAAAGATATTGCTCCACAACTAACGCAGGCCGCTATTAGACAGGCCGACAGTGGAATCATGAAGGGTATCGGAATGGTTGCAAAAGGACTGGGCAAGGGCGTTGGTAAAATTGCTAAGGGTGTGGGCAAGGGCGTAAAATCTGCCGCGGGTGCTACCGCACAGGCCTATCAGGGCACTGTGACCGGCATGA